GATAAACTCTCGGGATACCATCATCATCATACACCCTAACTACCTCCTCACAAGACATAGCCAATTTCTCTGTTCTGTCATGAGTCCAAATAATTGCTCTCAACTTACGGGTTTTATGATTTTTCAAATAAATGTAATCTCTCAACTTAGGAACTTCAGTCAATTGTTCACTTGCCGCGGTTGACCCAGTTAAAACTGGTTCTAACAACGGCATTGAAACCTCCTCTACCTCTCTTACAGCGCTTTCAGCAGCTACCAGAGGCGGAGAAGAGGCTATCATTTTAAAGTACTATACAAATGACAAACACCTCGGACTGAATAATAAACTTGCAAGTTTATTTTCACCCCTTTCGAAACTGAAAACAGAACCTTCATAGAAGGTAACATGGCTGAAATAGGTCGAATTTGTGTGCTTAAGGTGTCCTCAGGCACTAAATCGATCTCAGCTTGCTCCCCATAATTTCTCGCATTGCTCATATGAGAAAACCCATTCGGCTTCATTGCTGCAGCATGGGCGTCCAAACTCGAACCTGAATCACAAACACCAAACTCAACAGTTTGGTCCACAGCTGTCGTGCGAAACTTAACCACCATCTTGACAAGGTCAACTCTTCCCCATCCAACAATATGATCCTGCAACAAAGTACTTAACTCAAAACTCCGAACAAAATCGACCGCAGTAGAAAACGTAAAAGAATGCAAATGTGTGTAAGCATGAACCGTGCTAATATTCTGCTCCCTCGGAGCCGAAGAAGTCTCGATCACTGTCGTTTGTGCTGACGCCATTGAATGTATCGCCCTGAGCTTGTTTAAAGTCATCCAAGCCCAAAACGGATGCGGCATCTACCAAATTCACAGAGGCAAAGACGTCCAACGTCTGCGCTGCCAATTCATCCACACCAACTTTCATGTGATGCCATGGCAAATGAGTGGTCACTCCATATTGACGTAGGTTGAACATGATACGATTAACGGCACTCTGATGCTCAATCTCCAAAGGAGTCATGTACGAGAGTAAGTGCTCGCCCAAGTTGTAATTGCGTTGAAACATTTCGAAGTACCCTAAAGCAATTTCATTCCCCTTGCCTCGTGTCAAATGGCCAACCAACCGACGGTATAGAATGATAGGATTCTTGTAACAAACACCTCGGACAATAGAAAATGAAACGAAGGAACCACGTTCACTCACTTCACGCTTCTCAACAATATTCAATCTGTCACGTATCAACAGCCATTCAGGGTTCTCCACCAGTCCAGACCTTCGGAACAAATCATCTCCACCAAGTGCCATCGGCCAACCGGGTTGCATATTATACTGCAGAGCTTCTTTGGCACCTGTTCTCATCGTATTTATCATGTACGTGAACAGTTCACCTGTTAAAGTCATGAGTTTCAAGTAATAAGCTTTGGTTTTGAAATCACACTTTG